CGGCTGGATAAGGTTCGACCCAGATGACGACATACAGTGCATACGACCAGATCTGCGGAGCACTGAGGCTCCTCGGAGTGTTAGCCGAAGGCGAAACGCCCTCAGTAGAGACAGCGAATGACGCGCTCTATGCGCTGAATCAGATGATTGACAGTTGGGATACCGAACGACTTGCGGTGTTCTCAACTCAGGATCAAGTATTTAGTTGGCCGTCAGGCGAGCGCACGCGCACGCTAGGCCCAACCGGCGACTTTGTGGGCGAGCGCCCTGTATTGTTGGACGACGCGACTTACTTCCGCGATCCACAGACCAACGTGTCTTACGGCATTAAATTTATCAATCAGCAACAGTATGACGGCATTGCGGTCAAGACTGTAACGTCTACTTATCCACAGGTCATGTTTACGAACATGACTTATCCAAATATTGAGATGGTCATCTATCCAGTCCCTTTAAGACTATTAGAATGGCATTTCATTTCCGTTGAGCGACTGACGCAGCCTGCGACACTGGCGACAGCGATCCTTTTCCCGCCTGGGTATTTGCGGGCGTTTCGATACAATCTGGCTTGCGAATTGGCCCCTGAGTTTGGCGTCGAGCCATCGCCTACGGTCAGCCGCATCGCTATGTATAGCAAACGCGATTTGAAGCGCATCAATAATCCTGACGACATCATGGCTCTGCCTTACAGCATCGTCGGCACACGTCAGCGCTATAACATTTATGCGGGCAACTACTGATGAAGACGCCGATCTTAGGCAGCTCATATGTAACTAGAAGCCCCAACGCGGCTGACAGCCGCATGGTCAATCTTTTCCCAGAGGTCATACCCGAAGGCGGTAAAGAGGCTGCTTGGTTACAGCGTGCGCCAGGGCTGCGTTTTCTTCAGACACTAGGTGCAGGGCCAGTTCGGGGGCTTTGGACGTTTACAAGCGACACAATAGATCCGGCCCCTGGCGAGTCAGCAACAACATCTTATGGCTACGCGGTATCGGCAACGACGCTATATCGCATTGATTCTGATTGGAATATTACCGCGCTTGGAACCGTTGCGGGGTCAGATAACGTCACTATGACCGATAACGGGCGGCAGATGTTTATCGCTGCCGGAACGAACGGTTATATTTACAATAGCACTTATAAAGAGCTTGCCTTTAACACAACAAACACAAGCACGACTGTATCGGGCGGTGATACAACGTATCTTTACCCTGGTCAGCCTGTGTCAGGCACGGGCATACCTACAGGCGCGACAGTCGCCAGTGTTACCAACGCCACCACGTTTGTTTTGTCGGCAGCGGCGACGGCGACCAATACCGGCGTTACATTAACATTCACGCCTTTCCTGACCCAGCTTACATCGCCTTTTGCGGGCGCTGTTGGCTGTGGATTTCTGGACGGTTGGTTTGTGTATAACCAACCAGATAGCCAGATCTTTTGGGTTTTAGATTCTACGACTACGACAGTTGATCCGCTATACTTTGCCAGCGCTGAAGGTTCGCCGGACAATCTTGTTACGTTGATTGTAGACCATCGCGAAGTCTGGCTATTTGGCACCAACTCAGTCGAAGTCTGGTATGACGCCGGTCTGCCTGATTTTCCGTTAGCGCGTATCCAAGGCGCATTTAACGAAATAGGCTGTCTTGCTGCTTATTCAGTAGCCAAACTTGATAACGGTTTGTTCTGGCTCGGCGCAGACGCGCGCGGTAATGGTATCGTCTACCGCTCAAAAGGCTACTCAGGCGAGCGCGTTTCGACCCATGCGGTCGAGTGGCAGATTCAACAATACTCAACGCTATCCGACGCTGTGGGCTACACTTATCAACAGGACGGCCATAGCTTCTATGTCCTGAACTTCCCTAACGCTAATACGACATGGGTCTATGACGTGGCGACCGGCGCATGGCATGAGCGCGCTGGTTGGGAAAACAATGACTTTACCCGCACGCGCGGTAATTGTCAGATGAACTTCAACAATGAAATTGTCATCGGCGACTACCGCACAGGAGAAATCTTTGCTTACGATCCAACTGTCTATTCAGAAGCTGGCACCACGCAAAAATGGCTGCGCTCATGGCGTGCTCTGCCTACGGGCCAAAACGATCTAAACCGCACCGCGCAACATAGTCTTCAACTTGATTGTCAGGCCGGTGTTGGCCTTTCGGGCTACAGCCAAGAGGAAGTCAATGACATTATTTATATTTATGATCGCGCACACAATTATATTCTTGACCGCGCTGGGTCTGCTTTAAAGATCCGCGACTACGCGCAATACACCATAACTATCGGCGCTGACCCACAGGTTATGTTGCGCTGGTCTGATGATGGTGGTCACACATGGTCGAATGAGCACTGGAAGTCTATGGGTCAGATCGGTCAGACAGGATACCGCACGATTTGGCGGCGGCTTGGAATGACGCAAAAGCTCCGCGATAGAGTTTACGAGATCTCCGGCACGGATCCTGTGCAGATCGCCATCATGGGCGCGGAACTGCATGTGAGTCCGACCAATGCCTAATTTGGCTGACAATAACACACAGATCCCCGCCGCGCGCGTCAAAATGAACGATGATTCGACGGGGTTTGTTAACCGGCCTTGGTATCGGTGGTTCTTTAATACCTATATAGCGTTAGAAGCTGGCCGACGATACGGATCATTTTATAGCACAACGACTTTCACGCCTGCCGCAATTAACACAGCGTATGCGTTTACTTTTAACAATACGTTTACACGCGCTGATGGCTCTGACTTAACATACGGCGTTTACCTTGGTTCAGTTACTTCGCAGGTTTATGTAGACAATACAGCTACATATAATTTTCAGTTTTCCGCACAAATAAAGAAAGCAGGCGGCGGAACACACAATATTTATATCTGGCCGCGTATTAATGGCGTAGATGTTGATGATTCCGCCACGCAGATCACTATAGGCGGTAGCTCTAACACAGCCACTGTTGCAGCATGGAATTTCGTGCTAAACCTTCAGACAGGCGATTATTTTGAGCTGATATATTCAGTTGATAATACGAGTATTACTGTTCCATATGTGGCTGCATCTAGCCCTGTTCCCGCTATTCCTTCGGTCATCCTGACCGTTACAAGTTGTGTAGGTGTCTAAATGGCTGTTGTAACGCCCACCGCTAAAGCTCAGTTTATTGACGCCGCTGGCATACCGCTGGCAGGCGGGTTTCTTTATACTTATGAAGCTGGCACGACCACGCCGCAGGCGACTTATACGGACTCGACCGCAGCGACTGCGAACAGCAATCCGATCATATTAGACTCTCGCGGCGAGGCTAATATTTGGCTGTCGTCAGCCAATTATAAGTTCAAGCTAACCGACGCTAATGGCACTGAGATCTGGACGGTCGATAACATCGCCGCGCCTTCGACGGCGTTGTCGCCGGTCTTTTCCAGTAACGTCACCATTTCGGCCAACACGTCTGGCCCTGCGCTTCTCGTTACGCAGACGGGTGCAGGCGCGGCCATCAGAGTTCAAGATTCAGCCGATCCTGACTCATCGCCATTTGTTGTTGACACGACAGGTCAAGTGGGTATCGGCACCGCAACGCCAGCTAACGCTATCGACGTGGCGGGCGGCGCTATTCAGATTTCGACATCCGGCGGCACAGCTCGCACGGTCATGTCAGCGGATTCAACGGATTCAATTTTTGCGGTAAGTGATGACCGTAACTTTACGGTCAAGACTAATGCAGCGACACGTTTGACGATCAATTCAACAGACGCAACGTCTACAGTTCCTATTGTTTTGCCTACCGCGCCCACAACAACGCTTCAGGCAGCGACTAAAGGATATGTCGATCAGTCATCGCCTGCCGGTATGATTGCGCCTTTTGCTGGCACTTCAGCGCCTACAGGATGGCTGGCCTGTCAGGGTCAAGCTGTATCGCAGACTACATACGCAGCGCTCTATGCCGCAATAGGCGCAACTTGGAATACAGGCGGCGAGGGCGCGGGCAATTTCAGACTGCCAGATCTTCGCGGTATGTTTGTTCGCGGCACAGGCACTAACGCAACAGGATCGTCTAGCGGCGCAGTAGGCCCATCAGTCGGCGCGTACGCGGCTGACACTTATTTAAACCATAACCACACCGCTACTGATTCCGGCCATACGCATAATTATACCACGTATGCAGCTAAACGAACGGCTGACGGCCCTGGCGGCAATCTATGGGATAACGATAGCACGAACGGCGCAACCACTACGACGGGCACCGCCAACATTACTGTAGCCACATCCACGACCGGCGGCACGGAAACAAAGCCAAAGAACTATGGCGTGCTATACATCATCAAGACCTAGTATTATAGTGAGGCATTATGGATCCGTTCACACTAGCCCTTTTAGGCGGCTCT